CAGGCGTACCACCAAGAAACCCAGGGGTGGCCCGACATTGCCTATAGCTGGGCCGTTTCGAGCACGGGGGTGCGTTACGAGCTTCGAGGCTGGGGTGTTGTGGGGGCCCACACCATGAACTGGAACGAGCGCAGCCACGCCATCTTCCTGCCGTTGGGCGGGGACCAGGCGCCCACCGAAGCGCAGATCGTGGCCGCCCGTCAGATCGTCAGCGAGCACAACAGGCTGTACGGCAAGGGTTTCGTGAAGGGCCACCAGCAGGCACCGAACCAGACCTCGTGCCCAGGACCCCAGGTCATGGCACGAATGGCCGAGTTCGATCCTGACTACCAGCAACCCGCAGGAGAGGAAGAAGAAGTGAAGCCAGTGATGATGCGTCGAGCCAAGGACGGAACCATTTCCGTGTTCTACGGGAACGGGTTCCGTTACGACTGCAAGCCGCCCGACATCGACAAGTTCAAGTTCTTGGGCGTGCCGTACCTGGGAGATGCCGACCCGTGGTTCTGGCAGACCACTCAACCGTTGAAGGCGGGATGATGATGAGCCTGGAGTTCTGGAAAGACGCCCTGGAGCGAGCGATCAAGACGGCAGCACAGTTCGCCATCGTGTTGGTGGGGGCCGACACGTTCGACGTAATGACCGCCGACTGGCGTGCGGTGCTGACCGCTGCGGCGAGTGGTGCGGTCATCAGCCTTGTGACGAGCCTGGGGTCGGAGCCATTCGGGACGCCTGGTACGGCGTCAGTGGTCGCCAGCCCCGACGATTACGTGGTCTGAGCGTCAATAGCCGCTTTGACTGCGGCGCTGCGGGTCGGCTGGGGTGGCATGGCCTGGTAGCTGCGGATGCTGACCTTCGGCACGGGGGACCAGAACGTCCACCCGTCCATCTCGTGGGATACCTGGCCGATCTCAACCCCGTCGTGAAGCACGACGTAGTAGTAGCCGTGCTCGTCGGGGACGTACTCGATGGTCATTCGTTGGCTTCCCGATACAGCACCAACGCAATCAGGCTGTAGGTCGCCAAGTCCATCAGGCTGTCCTCGATGCCCTCGTTGCGGAGCTCGGACCCAAGTGCCGCCGCTTGAAGGCGGCGCACCTTGTCGGTGGCACGGATCATGGTGCCAACCCACGGCTCAACACCCCATTCCTCTGAGGCGCGCACGTTGGCAAACGGGTCGGTCGCCCGTCCGTAGTCGCTTTGCTTGCGGTCGTGGAGCTCTGCGATTTCGGAGAGCAGCGCGTGGAAGCGGGGGTCACCAGTCATTGCGTCAACCATTCGTTGAGTTTCGGGTTTCGGGTCAGGAGTTCCAGCAACGCTGGAGCGAGCCGTCGCACCAATCTTTCCTCGACTTCCCTAGAAACGTCATCGCACGCACCGACGAGATCCATCAGGGCGTGGAGCAGTTCGTGGAGCACGGTGTCTTGGAGCATCGTGTCGGCTTGGGTGGGGTCCACGTAGATCGTGAGGGTCTTGGTGTCGCACTCGCCCAGGTGGGGCTCGTCGGCCTCGACGGACAAGCGGTTGATCTCGTGCTTGTCGGCCACGATGCGGTACGTGTGGGGGCCGACCCGCACCCTGCTAGGTGGCTTCACAGCGAGTGGACCTCCCACACGCCTGAACCACCACAGGTTCGCCTGATTACCCTGTATTTCGCCGTGTACGGGCCTTCGAGCCCGTAAACGGCTATTCCCCTTGTCAGGGCCACTGCAAGCTCTGTACGGGCCCCTGGAGAGGATTCCCACCCTGGAAGGACGGCTACAGCGTGGCACCCCAATAGGGCGGCGATGTTGCGGTTCAGCGCCGACTCCATCTGGAACCCCACCTCGGCCAGTTCCTCGGTCGTGCCGTCCCGCCCCCACGGGTTGAACCCATCGAGCAGATCCCGCTCGGCGGGACACCAGACGCTCGCCCCCTGGGAGCGCAGAGCGTTGCGGGCAGCCTGGAACGTGTGGAAGTTGAAGTTCGGGTAGCCCCGCATCGGGCCCGCCAGGAACACCGCTCGATCCCTAAAGACGCTCACTGCTGATCCTTTAGATACGCGCGGATCATCGGATGGTCCTGCAAGGCGGCAGCCATCTTCTCGACGGCACGATCACGGATGCGGGCAACCGTCGTCTTGGGTAGCCCGAGTTTGCGCAGCGACGTGCGAGCGACGAACACCTCGTTGAAGATCCACTGCTCCTGTTCAGTCAGGGCCGACTCCAAGGCGTCCTCGATCACGTCCCGCAACTCCAGCAACTCCACTTGGGACACCTCGACCTGCCGCCCAGGGGCGGTGGACATCAACGCCTCTAACGGGCTGTAGTAGCGGGGGTTGCCGTTGGGTAGTCGGGAGGGCTCAGTGGAACGCTCATGTCTCACGGAGGGCTCACCCAGGGCCCAATCTCCCCTCGGTCAATGGCGTAGTACGGGTTGCCATCGTTGAACATCCCGAGTTCAACGATGGGGAGCTCCACCAGCGGTTTGCTGGCGTACTTGCCACGGTGCGAGTCCCACACCCACAGCTCGACTGGCATACACATGTCGTTCCATGCCATCAACGCAGCGTGCTTGTCGGGCTTCACTTTCAGCACGGCGTCACGTCCGATGCCCTGGACCTCGACGAGTTTGTCGGCGCACAGGTAGTCGGGGGTGTAGCGAATGAAACGTGGCAGTGGCGTCACGGGGAAGGGCGGACGGTTCAACCCAAACCTGGTGTACTTGATGCCGAGAGCGTCGTGGATGTCCTCGAACTTCCCCTCGGCGGTGTCGCCCAACGTGTGTTGCCGCACATGCCACGGCTGCAAGTTCCAGGCTCGGTCACTCACTTGGGGCCTCGATTTGCAGCGTGTGCCAGATCAGCTCGATGACCTCGAAGGTGATCGAGTGGGGGGCACGGCACGTCTTGGCCATCTCACGGAACTTCGAGCGGGCAGACTGCTCCCGCTTGTACAGGTACGTGCCGACGGGCTTGCCGTCACGCCACAACCCAACTGCGAACAGCGTGGGCTCCTGGCCGATGAGTTCGACTTTGTTGAGAATGATGTCCTCCTAGTGACGGGTGGCGTGTAACCGCACGATTTGGCGGTCATTCACGTATGCCTGCCCCTGTAGGCCATCTGTGATCGCTTTGACGTAGTTGTCGAGATCGCCCCGCAAACTGTCTTGGGGTTTGGTCGCCTCCTGGATAGTGACCAGGCTGTACTCCTTAGCGAACATGACGGAGAAAAAGATCGGGCCCTCGAACATCGGGCCGTCGTAGAGCTCTGCGACACTCCGCTCGTAGTCCAGGGTCTTAGCGGGGGTGTACACCCTGCCCCGACGTGTCATGCGGGGACGCTCTTTGACCTGGGGGCGCAGATCCACGGCGAACGAGAACTTGTTCATCGGACCCCGTAAGCCTTTGCCAACATGCGGTCGAGCACGTCGTCGCCGTCACGGCGGAGATGGAACTTGCCCCACCGTTCGTCGGCCTGCCCGAGAGCCGAGCGGGCTTCGGCGTATGCGACGTTGCGTTCGTGCATGACTCGGCACAGCCGCCACAGCCACGCACTGCGGTCATCCTCGCCAGACAACGGCCCGTGCTCAATCATGTGGAGCACCAACCCTGGGACGGCACCGACGGGGGTGTAGTCGTCGGAAACATGCACCGTCGGCTTTGGGGCCGACGGTGCCAGGTACAGCTTGGCAAGCTCGGCCAACTGGCGTTCGTTTGCCAACGACGAGCGGGCACGGTTCAGGAACGTCGTGAGCGTGATCGGTTCACGGAGGTCGTCCACCATGCAGCGGCGATTCGCCGCCTCCCAATACCTCGGGTACGGGAGCCGCACGTAGTTGCCCACTTGGCCGACTCCCAGCGTTTCCTGCTTGGGGTTGATCTCCTTTGTGGGGCTGCCTGCAACCTGGCAGGCGCCGAGCAGGGCTCGACGCATCAAGGATGCGATGACATGTTCCTCGGGGAACACCCACACGTGGTACCCACGAGTGCGGCTGCGCTCAACCCAGCCGTGCACACCGAACTGCTGGAGCACGAGCACCAGGTTGACGGCGTGTATCCACGACTCGTCCTCGCCCTCGTCGAAGTCAACGCAACCCCAACCACACCACGTGGTGGCCCCACTGGCGCTGTTGTACTGCGGGTACACCCCCATCGGGGTGTCCCCGAACAGGTGGGCGGCTACACGATCCATGTAGCCAACGAGCGGTTCCACCGCAGGGTCGGGACGGTCGCATCCGCCTTCCTCGGTGCCGAAAGCCTCCAAGGAACCCATGAACAGGTTCGCAAAGTCGGCGGTCGGCTTGTCTAGAAGTTCTGTTGCTCCCACCACGTTGACTCCATTGGCGGTTCGACGGGTGCGGGGTGCAGGTCGTCGAGGGGGGTGATGCGTCCCGTGTCGGGGTCGAGGTGGAAGTCCACCGTGCCACGTCGGGACGGGGGCCGCTTGTTCTTGGACACGGCAACTTGCAGCAGGTCCTTGACGAGTTCGTACTCGGCGGGCTCCAGGTCGGGATCGTCACGCTTGCGGAACACGCCGAGCAGTTGGGTGGCCTCGGCATCGCCGCCGAACTTGGCGGCGTCCATGCCGATGGCCTTCCCACGGTGACCCGAACTCCGATTCGCTTGGTGGATGCAAACCAACGGCACGTTGTGCTGCTTGCCCCACCGTTTCAACCCTTTGATCTTTGCGTCTACACCTGTGGCGTCCTGCTCGCCTGGGAGCAACTCAATGAAGTCGAGGATGACGGCATCGGCCTCGGCGCCCCACCAGTCCTGGGCTTCGATCAGGGCGGCACTCATGTCCTCTAGGCCCAGCGGTTCGTCAATGACCACCAGGTTGCGGAAGGTCTGGCCAGCAAGCTGGCGGATGGTGGCGACCGCCTCGGGGTCGCCCGAGCGGACCCGCTGCTCCAAGAGCTCGCCGTTGGTGTTGCTCACCACGGCAACCAACTTGGCGAGAAGTAGCAGGGCTGACTCGTCCCACTGAAACCACAGGACACGGGCCTTGGGGTTGTTGGCGACGGCTTGAAGGGCGATGGCGGACTTGCCCGAGTGGGCTCGACCCACCACTAGACACATCTCGCCCTTGCCGACTCCACGCAACATCACGTCGAGTGGGGGGAGGCCGAACATGAATCGGCCCTCGGGGTTCTGAAACACGTCGATCAGGGCCTCGGCTGCGTCGGCAAGAGGTCGCACGTACCGCAAACGCTGGGCGGATGCGGACTGCTCCATGTTCTGCCGTTCGGCAATGCGGGCGCGCAGTTCCTCGACGGAAAGCACTTCGGTCACGGGGGACTCCGTAGGGAGAGAAAGGGGGGGTAGGTCCCCCCGTCGCAGGAAGGGGGTACGACGGGGGGACCCAGAACGGTGGGCTCTAGGAGAGCCACACTCCAATGCCACTGTCCTTGTGCTTGAAGTCAGGGGACTTGGGTGAGTACTCGCCGCTGGCCTTCTTGTCACGGTTGTCGTAGAACTCGTCAGGGTTCGATGAGAACCGATCCTTGGCCCACTTGGCGTTGGCACGCTTCTGCTCGGCGTCCTGGGTGCGTGCGTCGAACGGCGGGTTGGTGCTGCCCATTGGGGTGCTGGTTGCCGCAATGGCAACGGGCGGGGCCGTCACGGGCATCGGGGTTGCAGGGGCTGAAACTTCGGTGACCTGGCCGAAGGTCGAGCGGATCGCTTCACGGATCACGCCACCCTCGTCCACGTTGAACTCGATGCCGAGCTCGTCGAACACCAGGGTCTTGGCCTGGAACATGGCGGTCTGTGCCGCAGCGAGGATCGTCTGGCCGTGAGCAGCGGTGTCACCGTTCATGGCGGGGATCTCGAACTGAATGGCGACGGTCGCCTTGGCTGATTCGTAGTCACGCACCTTGACGGTTCGTGAGTATTCAACAGTCCCTAGTGCTGCTGTCATTTGGCTGTGCCTCCTTGTTGGCTGGTAATAATGGGATGGTACTGATGCAACATTCGGTTTGTCATACAACCCCACAGGGGGGTTGTCGTCAAGGGGTTTGTCGGCGGGTTGCGTACTCGATGAGGTCCTCGATGGGTGGCCACACCACTTCCATGACGGTTCGCACCATGCACGTCCCGCAGTTGTGCCGCTCTTTGTGCACCAGGTCACGAAACTCATCTTCGGCGTCATCGGGAACGTCCCCGAGCTCCATGAGCCACGCTGCGTGGTCAATGGCGTCGTTGATCGCTGCTATCAACATGCCTTCCTTGTCGGAGATCATGCGGCCACCGCCTGCTCGCTGAGCAGCCGCAGGGCAAGCGCCGCTTGTTGTGGCACGACGCCGTTGCCGAGAATCTTCAACGCTTGCGACCTGGTGACGCCTGCGTCTGTCACCCAGCCGTCAGGTAGGCCCATCATCCACTCAACAAACCTCGGGTTCAGTCGTCGCTTGTCGTCGGTGGGGTCGGGTGCGGGTCGTCCGACGATGGGTTCCCATCGGGCGATGGCGTCGGCGTAGGGTCCGAATCGGGAAACGTGGTGACCAGCGTGTTCAGCGGTAGGGCATGACGGTTGAACTGCGACGGTCCCCCGTTGTTCGCCCCGTCCTGGCAGGTCGGCGTCGGCAGCAGGTGAGGCGGGTCCCATAGGTTCTTGCCGTAAGCGTTTGCCGTCGTGTCGGGTGTCGCCCCGTGCTTCGCCGCTTGACTGGTCGGCGTAGGCAAGACAGAACCAGCGGAGGCGTCCATGCGGGGCACCAACGTCGGACGCCCGAACACTTGTCCACTCCGCAGCGAACCCGTTTTGGGCCAACGCTTCGAGGACTCTAAGAAACGCTTCGCCTCGATTGGCAGTAAAGATTCCTGAGACGTTCTCCAGCAGAAGCCATTGGGCTCCAGTCTCCCGAGCAACTCGGCACACGTCCTCAATGAGCCATCGTTCATCGTTCACTCCCTTACGTTTCCCAGCGGTAGACACGGGCTGACACGGAAACCCTGCGGTCACCACGTCCACCCGTGGCGGGTCGGTGATCTCGGTCAGGTCGCCCAAGTTCGGCACGTCGGGATGGTGGTGTGCCATGACCTGTGCGGCGTGCTTGTCGATCTCGGCGTACCAGGTCAGCTCAACCTCTAGACCAGCCAAGCTCAAACCGAGTTCCAAGCCGCCGTAACCAGCGCACATCGCCCCGACCTTCATTCCGTTGGGGATCACAGGTGGGCCCCTTTGCATGAGTCCCAGGCACCGCACCACTTGGCACTGCAATGCCACCCCTGGTCCCGTAGCTGCCACACGGGAAGCTGCGCTTCGATCTGAACCGCCAAGCTGACGGCTTGGCGCTTCAACCACTCCCAATGCTGCTCGGTGCGTTGCACGTACAGGATCTGTGCGTCTACAGGCTTGGCACGTTTGAGCATGACCGCATAGGCGAACTCGGGTTCCTCGACGCCCCAGGCATGACGGGCCGCATACGTGTACGCCGTCGGCTGAATCTTGAATCGGTCGGCTTCCCACTTCTGAATCTCGGCGCCCATGTTCTTCCAGTCCCAAACGCACCCCAGCTCGTCGAGCATGTCCACGGTTCCCGTGAGGTGGATGGTGCGGTGCTCGTCCTCGTGCAGCAGGACCCGAAACGATTCCTCGACGAGCACGGCGGCGGGGAGCATGGGGTACACCTGGTCTGCCCACGTCGTGTAGCAGTTGGAGACATGCACGTAGCAGGTGCGCTCGTCGGCCTTGTTCCACCGCTCAATGGTGGGCAAGAGCTCGGTGAACTTCTCGGCGGCCAGGTCGTGGCCCTCGTCGAGTGAGCACTGTCCACTGAGCACGCCCTCGATCCCGTGATGCACAGCGGTTCCCACGGCGGTGGCGTCCGATTCGTGCCTGGGGAGCTCGCCCGCACGGTTCAGCCGAAACTGCTCGGGGCACATCATCCACGTGTTCAGGTCGGACTGGCGAAAGTCGTGGTTGCGTCGTTCAGTCACGTTTGTGTTCCTCGGCTTCGATCTCGATGGCGCGCATGTTCAACCACTTGGTGAGATAGGCGGTCACGTCCTGCAACACCTCACGGGCCGCCTCCAGGACAAGTGCGTCGGACTTCGGCAGCGGCTGGTCGTCCCACCGCAGGAACTGCGTTAGGTCGCCCATGACATCGTGCATCGGGTCCGCAATGCGCCGAAGGATGTAGCGGTAGCGTTCTGCGGGGGTCATTCGTAGATACTCCACAGACCCCACAGCACGAAGAACGTGGCGGCGACCAAGAACGAGGCGAAGTACAGAATCTCGAACGCCATCACGACGCCTTCTGGAGTTTCTGCTTGCGGCGGATCACCCACTGGCTCACCGTGTCGGGTCGAATGTCCTCCCCGAACATCTCTTTGAGTCGCACGCAGATCGTCCGACGGTCAACGCCCTGGTCCCACAGATCGAGGGCGGCCTGCTTCATCTTCGGGTTGCGTCGTGCGTAGTTGGCCTGCTTCGGTATCCCCTGGCGAATGTTGTCCCACAACTTGACGTGCTTCTGCCAGTGCGTCGAGATGCCCTCGATTACATCCTCCAGCGGATCGCCTGCCTGGATGCGTTCCCATCGGGACCACAAGGTGGGCCCGAAAAGCTCCCGCATCGGGATCGAAGTGGCGTCCTCGACCTGCTTCATGGTGAACCCGTGGCTAAGGAGCGTGTTCACGAAACCGATGGTGCGTTCCTTGTACCAACCCCGCTGTGTAGCCCAAGCCGCTACCGCCCCTTGACATGCATGGACAACCTCGGGGTGTAGACCTGTTTCCACCTTGATGAGTCGCTTCCACCAGTCGAGGACGGAATCGTGTTGCGCCATGCCTGGGGGAACGATCCACGTGCTCGGATCGTCGGACACCAGTTCTTTGCCGCGCAGATCCACGTCTGCAAGTTCGTCGTGCACTAGTTCCTCTTTCGTCGTGAGTTCCACTGTTGGCTGGGAAGGCTCGGCTCGCCCCAAGCGGGCCGAGCCGGTTTCCTTGCAATGCTGCGGCTACAGCAAGCAAGGAGGGGACACTTCGTTACACTCGTGTCATTATAAAAAGTGACACTTCGTTTCGTAAGTGACTATTCGCCTTCTTCGATTTGTCGCAGCCGTTCCTGTAGCCGCCCCACTTCACGCTCGGACTGCCGAAGCATCTCCGCCAGGTCACTGGCGGGCAGCTCGTCCTCCCGCACGTTGCGTTGTGGGCGGACCCCTTTGGTCCGCAGCACCCAATAAATGGTGGGCCGACTGAGCCCTGTCTCGCGCGTGATCTCCGAGATCCGCTCACCCGCCTCGTACATCTTGGCAATGAGAGCGCGAGTCTCGTCGTTGATGTCGTTGTACATGCTCACGACCCTACCCCTGCATCCTCAAATGTTCCGCCAGTTGTGACGCTCCTGCCGCAACGTACCTCATGGTGATCGCTGGGTTCGAGTGGTTCAGTAGTGCACTGACAAGGTGCAACGGCGTGCCCGCACGCAGCAGGTTCGTCGCCGTCGAGTGACGGAGCTGGTGCGGGGTGAACCTGGTGAGGTCGTTCTGCCTCCCCCAACGCTCCAGGCGCTTGTTCATCTCGGCGGGCACGGGCGAGGCCCACAGCAGCAGCCGATGCCCCCCACGCCCCTCCTGTAGCCGCCTCACCGCAGGCCACAGCAACTCCTGGGCCCCGACAAGATGGTTGTGGGTGCGCTCCAGCACCCGCACCATGTCTCGCCACGGCACCGTGTGGGTACTGCCACCCTTCCGCTTCACGTCCACAACGGCGTCCTCGGTCACCTGGTACGTCGTGAGCGACGTGATCTCCGCTCGACGGAGCCCCGCAAAGAACCCGAGCCCCAGGGCAACCCTGAGACTGTCGGGCATGTCGTGGAACCACCACGCCTGCCACACCTCGTCGGGGATCGGCTTGGGTTGGATGTTGTGCACCGTCGGAGCGTGCATCCCCCTGGCAGGGCTCCGCTCGACCAGCCCCTCATCCTCGGCCCACTGAAAGAACGCTCGCAGCGTAGACACTTCACGCTTCACCGTGGCGGGCTTCGCACGGCTGACCCGCTCGTGGGGTCGGTCAATAAACGCTTCGAGCTCCAGGCGGTTCACCGCACTGATGTCCACGTGCCCAACCCAGGGCAAGAACGCCCGCATGGTGGACACGTAGGAGGTCATCGTCGAGGGTTGCCGCCCTCTCCGATGCTCGGCGTGGTGGAGCCATCGCCCCACCGCCTCGGCCACCGTAAGGTCGGAACGTGATTCTGAACTAATACCAACACTGTTGAGTGTCGTCATGGCTTCCATCCCTTTCCTGCGTATTTGCAATGGAATGGCAAGCCATCTGAACCAGGGTCGGGCTGGCGGGATTTGAACCCACGACCTGGCGGCGCTTCGCTTGCCCCGCCAGACCCGTAGGGTCAGGCGACTTGCCGCTCACAAGATACCACGAACACGTACCGTCAGCGGTTCAGGATCTGCTGCACCCGCTGGCGGCTCATGTTCAGGGCCACGGCTATCTGTGCTCGGCTCAACCCCTGGGCGTCGAGCATCCGCACCGCCGCCGCTCGACGCTTCGCCATGATCTCGACGAGCTCCATCAGCAACGCTGACGCTTCCGAGCAGTTGTTGGCAACGGCTGCCTCATGCAGCACCACGTCGTCGGTCGGCTCGACTTCTTCCACCCATCGGGCCAAGTTGTTTGCCCACGTTTCCCGTAGGTCTGCTGGTAATCCCATCGTTCTTTCCTCCGCCACATAACCTAGAACCAAACGGCGCAACGCAAATGGGCGGGGCCGAAGCCCCGCCCATGCTGCGACTACAGGACTGTCACACCTTGGCGAGTAGCCACTGTGCCGCCTTCACCTTCTGCGCATCGGACGTGCCCACCACTGCCGCCTCGGCCCGACGCTGCGCCGAGAGGGTGCTGCGCCCGTGGTCGAGGTATTCGGTCACGGCGTTATACACCGCCCACCCGTTGGCCCCCACTGCGGGGATGCAGGTCGAGGAATCGAGCAGGCGATGCAGGTGGGCCCGACGGCGCTCGGCGTTGTTGTCCGCCCGTACCGTCGTGTCCTGGCGATGCGGCCACAGCTCGGCCTCCAACCTGGTCAGCAAGTCGTGAGCCGCGCCGCTGGTGCCGCCGTCCTGGAGCGACAGCAGGAGCTCGGCCTGCCGTGCAAAGTCGTGCGCCCACCGTGCCGACACCCCGAGCACGTGCCGAGCCTCCGCCATGCTGATCTGTACGTTCTGCGTGTGACGAGCACGAAAAGTGGACTGTGCCCGCTGCAACCCAGCGGTGACCGTGTTGTTGCACACCCATCGGACGTTCGACATGGCGAAGGTGACCGCCTGGGTGCCGTCGTGGCTGGTCAGTACCCCGAGCCCCCGAGTGAGCTTGTCCGCCACACCCGTCGGGTCGAGTTCGAGGGTGCCTAGGTCAATGTAGGCAAAGAACCGCTTGCCCTCGAACATGACCCCGCACGTGTCCACCACCGCATCAGCGTCGGGATCGGCCCCGACGATCTGCAATGCGAGGTCGAGCGCCTGGGCGTTCTGCACCACTTCGTAGCCGCTACCGACCACGCCGAGCACCTGGTGCTCCATGCCTCTCGGGTCGTCGTCGCCCATCGTGCGCACCGTCGCCTTATGGCTCTCGATCTCGACCATGCCATGCTCGGTCATGGTGTACAGGGGGGCTGTCCCCACCACGTAGTCAGCCTGGGCGGCTTCGAGCATCGTGGCCGCCGTCTGCAACCCCTCCATCGGAGTGCCGAGCTTGTGCCAAGGGTTCTCCGCCTTGTTGTAGGCGAACGAGGTCCGCCCGTTGATCGTTTCCAGTTCGTGTGCCATTGCTAGTTCCTCTCGGTTGGCTTATCGGCCCTGTTGCCGACCCCTGGAGCCTACACGATGTCTAGCGTCTGTCCACCCCACTAGCGCATAACGTGAAATCGCCACCCCCAAAGGTGGCGATAAGGTGCTGGTGAAGCAGCGGCCTAGTTCCCCGCTGTTGGCTGGCGAATGGCCGGGGCTTACGCCCCGGCCATTCGTTTATCTGCCTGGTAGTCGTAACTCTCGATGCTTCGCCATACCCCGCACGATGGCGTCGTGCCTGGTATCCGCCTCCAGAAGCGGGGGCTCGAACATCCACATACCCTTGAAGTCCCACACCCAATACCCCCACGTGCCACTACGCCGCTTGTTCACGACGCCGAAGGGGGTAAGACGTTGGCGGTGGGCATCCCGCAGGAAATGCCCACCGCCTGGGATCTTGGGACCGATGCGAACCCCTGGGATCTCGCCGTCAGCGGGAAGCTCGACCATGACGCATCACGCTACGCAGGTCCCTAGCACCCACCAACATGGTGGCGACTACAAGCAGGGTCCCGAGCACGCTGCCCACCGCCCCGCTCATGCCATTACCTCCGCCAGTAGCGCCGCGACGTTGCCGCTCACCTGGACAACCACGCTGCCATCGGAAAGCACCCCGACCGCCTCGTAATCAACCTCGGACACGAAGATGCCGCAGTCCTCGCCCACCAAGTATTCCGCCACAAGGTCGAGCCAACGCTCGTCATCCAATGCCAGTAGGTCACCTACGCCGACGGTCATGTGAGACATGGCGAGCCCGCACTCGTTGGCAACCTGGGCCAAACCCCTATCGGGATCGAACCAGTCACCAAACGCCCCAAACCCCTGCACGTCGTAAGCCACCAGCGCCAACTCCTCCGACGCCTGCCAGCAGGCATCATCGGTGTTGGGGATGTCAAAGCCGATGCTTGATGCTAGGTGTTCGGCTTCCTCCGCATCCTCGGGGAAACGGTCGCGCCACTCGGCAAGAGTGCCGTCAGCGTTTCCGAGAATGCTCTGCAAGGCCCTGAGATTCGCCATGCCCTGTTCTCCGTAACCCCTGAACACGCTCAT